ACAACGACAATTTCCTTTGCCTTAATGGCATTTTCGGTTTGTCTCGTATATGACGGATTCAATCCATTCATTTCTAGAATATCATCTCTCAAATGTTGATTGCGCTTCTCAACATTAAGAACCCTTGTAAAACTATTAGCCATTGTTGCAGTATAGTAAGCAAATGGATTGTTTGACTTACTTTCATCAAACTGTAGTCCAACTTGACTTAACTGTAACAATGCTTGGCTACGCATTTCATCGTTGTATGTGTATCCACGCCAGTTGCCTTTGGATCCAAAACGTTCGCATAGTTTCATAAACATACGTGCAAGACTATTTGTCATTGCGCCATGATCTTTATTGAAAGCACCATTCCCAAGTCCGCCGTCCCAGTGACTTTTTCCAACACAGATTAGTTCATCTTCGTCATTATAACGATAATGTTGGAATGGCGGAAAGTTAATTTTAGTATGATGATCGCTTGCAGTTTTTGGAGTTTTTTTGCGACCAGGGGCCAATGGAATGTGGTCCCATGTCATAATACGAAACACAACTTCAGTTTTTTTAATCTTATGCCAATCTATCATATGATCATCAAGTTTTGTTTTAATGCCTTGCAACTGAGATGCTTCCCATGCTTGTTTGGCTAAAAATGTAGCACGAGCACGTTTTGCTTCTGCAACTGTACGTTGATTAATTTTACTTAAACTTGGCAGAATAAGATCATATTGATGATCTTCTGGAGTTAAAAAACTACAGTATGTATTCTTACTCTTATGAATTTCACGTAAGAGATCTTTGTTAGTAAGATAAGGAGTACGTTTTGTTACTGTCATTGTATTATTATATAGCCATATTATAATTTGGTAAATATTTATTATTCAAAAGAAGTAAAAAATGCCTAATTTTAAACCACAACGCCCTAATTTTTATTCTAGATCTAGAGCACGTATAGGTGCAATTGGTGTTACAATTACCAATCAAGATTATTATGGCACAGGTCTAGGAGGTCCGGCCGGCTCTGGATTCACACCAGGAACATCTGTTTATGATGTTGGTGTTGGTCCAACATATTTTGGTCCAAGCCAAGGTTATCGATCAGGCATACCTCAATTAGATCCAGGTGCTATATCAGATCCTACATATTTTAGTCCTAGCATTGGATACAGATCCAGTGTTGGTCAACTTGATCCAAATACAGATTATAATCCAAGTTTTAAATCTCAACCACCCAGCGGTAATCCTAATCCAGGCGGGCCCAACGGCGCAATCAATGATGCTGTAAAAAGGGCAAAGGCACAACCTGATAATAGAGCACAGGGATCAATTGGATATCCTAATGCCGACAGATCAAATCTAGATCATCCTAAAACAAATAATGGTCCTATTGGCGGCAGTGCAAGTGATCCAACTAGTTCTAATTTTATTCCAAAAGGTGGGGTATTTGATCCAGGGTTGAGTACAAACGTACCAACAAATAATAAATTGAGTATTGATAGTCCTACTGATGTTGATGATCATAGAGTTATAATAGTTGATCAAACTGGACTTTTTGTTAATAATAGCACTGTTTTTGATTCATTAAAACCTACTTCCGGGGTTCTTTTTCCTTATCCTCCAACTATTACAGTAAGTCATAGAGCAAACTATGAAAGTGAAAATCTATTACACAGTAACTATACTACGCCATACTATACCCACAGTGCAGTAGATAGTATTAGTATTCAAGGTAGATTCACTGCACAAACTGAGAACGAAGCAAAATATATTCTTTCAATGATGCATTTTTTCAGAACAGTTACTAAGATGTTTTATGCAGGAAAAGATAACAGGGGAACTCCTCCCCCTGTCTTGTATTTAGATGCATATGGTCAATATATGTTTGATCACATACCCATTGTTGTTAAAGATTTTAATTATACTCTTCCAAATGATGTTAATTATATGACAGTTACTTTTATGAATAAGGTTTGTAAAGTTCCACTTGATCTTAATATAACATTAGATACTATGCCGCTTTATAGTAGAAATAAAATTAGTAATAATTTTGATTTACAATCTTTCTCTAAAGGTAGTTTATTAACAACTTCTAGTACTGGTGGAACTAAAACTGGAGGATGGATTTAATGGCAACTGATATAAAATATAATACTGCTAGTCCTTATAAGTTAACTCCTTATATAGAAGGTAAGTTCTTAGATATACTAGCAATACGTGAAATTTCAGCAGAAGCAGATGATTTGTATAGACAAATTGGCATACAATATCAATATAGACCAGACTTATTAAGTTGGTGGGTATATGACACAACTCAATATTGGTGGGTGTTCATGATGAGAAATAGAGATATTATCATTGATCCAATTTGGGATTTTTCTGCCGACAAGTACATCTATATTCCTAAAAAAGATACGTTGATACATAATCTGGGAATTTAAATGGCAACCCCATCCGCAAAAGCAAGAAGTAACATATTACATGATTATGTAAATTATACATATAATTTACAATTATGGGCAATTAGCAAAACCAATTTTAACAAAATTGCTCAAGGTAGTATTTCTCCAGATACTGCTGGCGATATTGTAAAAAATGGACAGTTATTAATTTCTAATGGCGGATTTAGTACACAGGACAAATCTAATAGGGCTCCTGCATTTGGCAATGACATGGTTGTTGATAATTTAGAAATTGAAACCATTGTAGGAAATAAAACTCCGCAAGCCAGAGGCACAGATGCGTTGAGTTTAAAGTTTGACATCATTGAACCGTATACGGTTACATTATTAGATAGATTGTACGAAGTTTCCAAAAGCCAAGCAGATGGCGCAGACTATAAACAAATTATCTATGTCTTAAAGATACAATTTTTTGGATACGATGATCTCGGTCATCCAGTAGTCATTGATGCAACAAAGTATATTCCATTCACTATGATTAGTATACAATTTAGTATTACTCATAAAGGAGCAGTGTACAATTGTCAAGGCATTCCCGTTCAAAATATGGCATTGACATTCTTAGACAATCAAATTCCTTTTCATATTGAACTTGTAGGGGAAAAAGTTAAAGAAATTTTTAATGCTAAGACAATTGAAAAAACAAAAGCATCTGGCAATCCTAGATCCGATGCAGAGCCTCAGCCTCCTAATAATAACACTACTATTATTACTAAAGGTGTTGCTGAAGCATTAAAAGCAAATGAAAAATATAAAAAAGATAACAAAGCACAAAACATTGAAAATAGATATCTTTTTGAATTTACGGACGTATTGGGCGATGCTAGTATTGTAAATTCAAAAACGCCAAATGATCTAGCAAAAACTATGCCAAGCCCTAAGGGTTCTGAAGGTCAGAAAAATCTACAAGCAGGTCAACAAGGAACAATTCAACAAGACACACAATTTGCCACACTTAAAATACAAGCAGGCACTAAAATTACTGATTTAATTGGGCGTGTTTTAACGCAGACTGATTTTATGCAAAAACAAGTTCAAAAGACTCCTACTAAAGATAAGCCTGTCACAATGTGGAAAATTATACCTAAAGTTGAATTATTAGAGTATGATACTATAACAAATACTACTGCTCGACAAGTGACTTATACTGTAGTTACATATGAACATTATGGAGAAGATCACGATAACATGGGGCAAGCCCCTGTAGGTGCTTCCAGTGTTGTTAAAAATTATGAATACATTTATACTGGCAATAATAGAGATGTAATTAAAGCAGCAATTGATTTTAAGATGAGTTTTTACGAACCACGTAATGCCATGAAAGGACAATATGCTGATAAACCAAAATCAGATATACCCGGTTCAGCAGGTGATTCCAGAATTATTAAGCCTGGTATTTTACCAACTAATGGTCTTGCAAATCAACAGAATAGCGGTGATTCAACTTCAACTGAAGAAAGAGCAGTTGTTGGAGAAATGATGTCTAAGATGTTTGACAGCGCAGGAGATATGATTAGTTTGGATATTGAAATTGTTGGCGATCCTGATTGGATACAACAGGATAATGTATTGTATTCTACTAATGTAGATTCATCAACTAAAACTTTAAAAAATGGAACCATTAATTTTCAAAATAGTACAACTTGTTTCTTTTTTAAATTTAAATCGCCATATCTAACAGACTACGATCCTGTTACAGGAATTTTTAGTTTAGGTAATGTATCTACTTCTGTGTTTAGTGGTTATTATCAAGTAATAACTGTTACTAGCAGTTTTAGAAAAGGTAGATTTACACAAAAATTACAGAATTTCAGAGTTAGAATTCAAGACAGTTCAGAAACTGCAAAAACAGACACTGACGGAGTACCAAACACAACTACATCGCCAGGAAAAACTGGTCCTTAAAGGTTTAAAAGTAAAATGGAAATTAGCAATACACAATCTAGTAAAGCACCAAAACATAGTAGACATGAAGATGCTGCTGGTATTAGAATTAACCCTGGTCCTTTTGTTGGGGTTGTGAAAAATAATATCGATAGTATGCGTTCTGGCAGATTACAAGTTTATATTCCTGAATTAGGCGGAGACGAAGACAACGATTCCAGTTGGAGAACAGTTCATTATTGCACTCCATTTTATGGACAAACTAGTCCTGATCTAAGATCAACTGGTCAAGATTTTACTAATAGTCCGCATAGTTATGGTATGTGGTTTGTTCCACCTGATATTGGAGTAAGCGTTTTATGCACTTTCGTAAACGGTGACCCATTCAGAGGATATTGGTTTGGATGTATCCCTGATTGGCCAAATCTGCATATGATTCCTGGGATTAGTAGTGGTATGTTTCACGGCGGATCACCTGATCCACTGGTTGAATATAATGATAATGATCCTGCTACACATGATAATGAAGGTACGTTTTTTAAGAGGGCAACAACTTC